TTCTTTCTGCCACGGATATAGTTGTGTAATCACTTTAAGTGGTTTTGGAATATTTATATTTTTATTAAATATTCTTCCTGTCCTAGTTTCATCTTTGGAACAATAAATGATAGACGCTTTTACGTCTCGTGTTTTTTCCCAGTGTATCTTATCATTTTTGAAGACTGATTTAGGTCTTATTTTTGTGACAAATTCTATGTAGCCTTGTAAATGGGGTGTTCCGTTTTCACCAGTTTCTTCCTGAAAAATATATTTTTTGGAACTATCGGAACTACATAGTGTATTAATATCATCCTCATTATAATTATTGAGAGTGAAACACCAGTGAAGAGAAGGAGAAATCTGTTTAGTATTACCAGATTTCTCCGTGGAACTATTGGAACTATTTTTCATGTTATAGAATTCCTTAATTTAAAAAATCCTCCCAAAAAAATTAAGGAGTTTTAAATAATTTTTTCTGTCAAAATTTTTATCTCCCTCATTATTAAGGAAAATGGTTTATCGTTCCAGTTATTCGAAAAAGCGAAAGGCTCCCCTCGTTCGAATTGTTCGTAAGCGTAAGGGTATGTCCCGTGTCAAAGTGCCTGTGGCTACTCGTCGTTATATTAAGTCTGCTATTAATCGTAGTTCAGAGTTGAAGCACGCTTCTCCACTAGTGCGTAATAATGTGCCTATTAGGCCATTTGGATTTCCACCCGGTGGTCCGTCTCAATTAACTTGTGAAGACCTCACTCAAGTCTTTACTATTCCGCAAGGTACAGCGGACGGTTTCCGTATCGGTGACCGTCTCCGTGTTAAGTCATTAAATGTTCGTGGGTTTGTCAATCTTGACAGCACTAAGGCTGATGACGCTACTTATAAGAAAAATCCAATGTATGTTAAAATGTTTATTGGGAAGAGAATTGATACTCTTCAAAATCCCAATACTATAACAGGCGGGTTTACAAAGTTATTGGCCGCCGGTCCAGTTGCTCAGTCTCCTCAGAATTTACCAAGCGATATGTATCGTTATATAAATAAAGATTTATATCAAATTATGGCTACTCGTATGTTTAAAATTGGTTCTTCTGCTCCATCAAATACACCTAACGACAGTGCTCAATGGAATAATGATTTTGGCTTTAGCAAAAACTTTTCTGTTTCTCTTAATAAAAATGTTAATGTTGTAAAATATTCTGATGCGGGTACTACTCCCACAAATTGTGCGTTTTATATGTGGTTTCTTGTTTGCTTCGCAAATGGTTCTACTCCTGATGTGCTTACGAATGATCTCCCTCTTGAAGTACATTATGACGTAAATTGTACGTATTATGATGAATAAATGTGGTGTCAGTTCAATTGATATAAATTGTGCGACCGGAGTTCGCCGAATATGCACGGCCACGCCGAAGGCGAGACAAGCATAGAGAAGCGAACGACCCCAAAACTGACCCACCCCCGACCCGCCCCCCCCTACGCCCCCAACGGGGGGTAGGAAGTGGCGTGCTGGCTGTTTTTTTTAATTGATTTTATATTGATTTAAACAAAACTTAAATTGTAAATTTCGTCTAAACCATAATATATTTTGTTACATATTATGGTCTCATTAAATAAATGTGTTTTCATTTCTCAATCCTTACTATATTCCACCTGTCTTGTGATAGTTGTTCTGTGTCATCAGGCGGAAAGTTGGCAAAAACGAAAATATGTGGACTGTTAAAAACTTTAAATCCAGTTTCGTATTTTGTGTTACAAACGAGACCATCTTTGATGTTCTCTAATGCCGCATATGATATATGTCCCTTGTGGCATCTTGGTATATTGAATAATACTGCGTTTGTCTGCTCCATATCGCTATTAAAAACCAAGTTCATTATGTCGGCAAGTTTTCCACCCGAGCAATAAAGTGCTCCGTATTTAGTCAGTAGGTATTTTATGAATGCCGTCTTACCTACATTGCCTTCGGGTTCCCAATACCAGTGAATAGTTCTGTCGTCAGGTTCAGTGTTATAAATTTTTTCAATTTCTTTCTGCCACGGATATAGTTGTGTAATCACTTTAAGTGGTTTTGGAATATTTATATTTTTATTAAATATTCTTCCTGTCCTAGTTTCATCTTTGGAACAATAAATGATAGACGCTTTT